AGATGAGGGGGTTCACGGTGATAGACCAGAAGCGAATGAAGGCGTTTCTAAACGACCCGGAGAACCGTTATTTACGGACGAGACCGGGGAGAGTTTAGTGGGCAAGATTCACGACAAGATTAAAGCTAAGAACAAGTTAGAAGGTAAAAAAGTAGCAATCTGCATCCCGAGTCGGGGTGAGATGGAGATAGGCACAGCCTTTGACCTAGCGGTCTTATGTGCCTACGACGCCAGACACAGGGTGGGACATCAGTCCATTTACACGGTGGCTGGAACCCTGATATTCGACCAGCGCGAGAAGATGGCGCAGGAAGCTTTAAAAGAAGGCGCAGACTACATCTTGTGGATAGACGCCGATATGCGTTTCCCCAAGAACACGATAGATATTCTGATGGCTCACGACAAACCAATCGTCGGGGTCAACGCAACAACCCGTTCCATCCCTGTCAAACCAACAGCTAAGAACCTGTTGATAGACATGGAAAAGAAAGAAAACACCTGGATGCCTATTGTAAGCAAAGGCAAAACAGGTTTAGAAGAAGTCACCGCCGTCGGTTGCGGGGTGATGATGGTAAAGCGGGAAGTATTTGAAAACACACCGAAACCTTGGTTTTGGTTCGAGCAGATTTCAGGCGGCAAGTTACTAGGGGAAGATGTTTACTTCTGCATCAAGGCTTTAGATGCAGGGTATAAAACCTATCTAGACCACGACTTGTCAAACCAAATAGGCCATGTCGGACAGTACACGTTCGGCTGGCACGATTACCCAGAGACGAAAGATGGCACTAGCGACCTACAGCGACCTCAAGACTAGCGTTGCGAATTACCTCGGACGGAGCGACCTGACGAGCCAGATTCCCGACTTTATTACGCTGGCCGAACTCCGTCTGTCTCGTGATATTCGGACCCGCCGGATGCTCAAAACAGCAACCGCGACAATGACAGCAGGAGACGCAACAGTCGGTCTCCCATCAGACTTCCTAGCAATCCGCGACGTATACCTGCAAGGCACTCCAAGAACAGTAGTTTCGTATCTCTCCCCGAGTGCGTTTTCTGCCAACTCACGGGCTGACGAGCAAGGTCTACCCGTCTTTTATACCTTGCGGTCCAACGAGTTTGAATTCGCTCCCAAACCAGATTCTGCGTATGTCGTGCAGATGCTTTACTACTACAAACCCGCGGTACTATCGAACAACAATAGTAGCAACGAGTTTTTAGCTAACTATCCTGATTCCTTGCTATACGGTTCTCTACTAGAGGCAGAGCCGTATCTTATGAACGATGCCCGTACTACAACCTGGGCAAATTTGTATAACCAATCTGTCGCTCGGATTAACACCTCTGACGAGGAATCCGAGTTTGCCGGTGTTCCCCTAGTTATGACCGTAACCACGAGGTAAAAAATGGCTGAATTTACTAACTATCTAGAAGATAAGATTCTTGACCATGTGTTGAGAAACGTCTCCTACACATCTCCTACTACTGCTTATCTAGGGCTCTTTACCGCAGCTCCTAGCGATACAGGCGGTGGCACAGAGGTCTCAGGCGGGTCTTATGCTCGCCAAATCCTGTCTGTAACTACTGCTTCCACGGGGATTACAACCTCTTCTGCGGACGTAAATTTCCCGCAGGCAACGGGTAGCTGGGGGACAATCTCGTATGTTGGCGTGTTTGATGCCCTGACATCTGGAAACCTTCTGATGTTTACGGCTCTCACGACTTCTAAAGTCATTGAGTCTGGCGACATCCTCAAAGTATCTAGCGGGAACCTCACCGTTACGTTGGACTAAATGGCACTTACTCTTGAAGATTTAGACCGCTTCGGGAGTCTTGACGATTTACCGTTTACCCTCGACTCAAACTGGGAAGAGGACGGGATATGTGGGCCATTTGCCCTTTATCACTTAGATTATTTCAACAGTAGTATTGACAATCTAGCCTTTTCGCTAGATGACCCTATCTGGGAGTCTCCAGATACCTGTATTACCCTGATTTACCAGCCGCAAAACATCTCCGCTATCGGGTCTGTAAGTGCAGACGCAAGCAGGGTAAAGGCGGTGGAAGGTAGTATTTCCGCGGCAGGTGATTTATCTACCGCAATTGTGGCAATCCGCACCGCATCAGGACAGATTTCTGCCTTGGGTAGCGTTTCTGCTGACGGAACGGCAGAACGGACAGTCTCAGGTTCAATAAGTGGTGCTGGCGCGGTAGTTGCCGGTGCTACCAGAACCCGATTGGTAGACGGAAGTATCACAGCCGCGGGTAGTGTGGTGTCAGCCGCCACACGGATTACAGACGTTCTAGGGGCTATCTCTGCAAGCGGAGATATGTCGGCAAGTGTAGCTCGCGTTCTAGGGGCTAGTGGGGCGATTTCTGGCTCTGCAACGGTCGTATCTGATGCAATACGGGTAAGGCTTGCAGACGGGTCAATTTCTGCTTCTGCCGATGTCTTTGCTAACGCAGGATTTGAGGCTAACTTTGATGCTGATTTCTCGGCCACAGGCTTGGTATCAGCAGGTGCAAACGCAACATTTAGCGGTAGAGGCTTAATAACTGCAAGCGGACTGCTTTCTGCCGTGCTTTATAAGTTTGGCGAGGAATGGTCAATAGTTGCAGATGAGGCTAATACTTGGACCGCCGCAACCGTCCAAAGCGATAGTTGGACAACCATTTCAGACGATGCGAATACATGGACTCCCGTTGTGGCAGTCAATGATTCTTGGACAGAACAAGCAACAGGAAACAATACATGGCAAGCAATCGCGTAACTTTTGGGGAATGGCTACCTGACCAGCCCGGTGTGATTGGTGCTCTCACCACCGCCAAGAACTGCTATCCACGCGCTGTGGGTTATGGACCGTTCCCGGAGGAGGTTAACTACTCTGGAGACGCTTCCGAGGACCTAAACAATGTTGTAGCGGGCAAGTCCACAGCCGGTGGGACGTCTATTTTTGCGGCCAGTATTTCTAAGCTCTATAAACTCAACGGGACGACCCTGACATTTGACAATGTTTCCGGGACAACCTATTCAAACGTAGAGCGATTTCGGTTCACACAGTTTGGAAACAGGCTTATCGCGGCTAGCGAAACCAATACCCTACAAGGTTATGATTTAACCTCTGCTACGACGTTTTCGGACCTTGCGGTAGACGCTCCTAAAGCCAAGTATGTGACCGTTGTCCGCGACTTTGTGGTGACAGGATTTCAAACCGCATACCCATTTCGGGTGCAATGGAGTGGTATCAACAATGAAACCACCTGGACTGCTTCTGGTACTACACAGGCAGACTTTCAGGACATCCCTGACGGCGGTGTAGTGCAGGGCGTTACAGGCGGCGAATTTGGAATTGTGCTGCTGGAACGTGGTTTGGTGCGGATGTCTTATGTTGGAACACCGTTAATCTTCCAGTTTGACAACATTTCTAGAAATCTAGGGTGCTACGAACCAAATTCTGTCATTCAGTACCAAGGAATAACATATTTTCTCGGGGATGATGGTTTTTACGCATGTAACGGCCAACAAGTAGAGTCAATCGGCGCAGAAAAAATCAACCGATACTTCTTTAACTCCCTGCGAGAGGCCGATATTGCCAAGATGAGTACGGCTTTAGACCCTTCCAAATCTTTGGTTATCTGGGGATACCCAACCGTAGACGCAACTTATCGACTTCTTGTATATCACGTCCCTACAAAACGCTGGTCGTTTATCGAGACAGGGGTAGACCGGATTGCTTCTTCATCTACCCCAGGTGTTACCTTGGAAGGGCTGGATAACTACAGCGCAAGCATAGACGCCTTGGCTACGCCACTAGATTCTCGGGTATGGTTTGGTGGCAAATTGCAGCTTGCAGGCGTTACTGCGCGGAAAATCATCACCTTTTCTGGCTCCCCCAAGACGGCTCAGATTGACACCTCTGACATTGAAACCCAGAACAATCAGTCCATGATTACGCTGATTAAACCTCTGGTAGACAATGGCTCGGCAAGTGTCGCAATCGACTCTAGACTCACATTGGACGAGCAGACATCTTTCCCGGCGGTGACGGCGGCTAGCTCTGAGAACCGTGTGGGAGTGCGTTCTTACGGACGTTATCACCGCGTCAGAACCCAGCCTTCAGGAGATAACTGGTCCTCCGCTATCGGGATGGATATTGAGATTCAGCAGGCAGGCACAAGATAATGTTTCGGGTACTTAACTACTCTGGAGCTACCCCACGGGAGATTTCCGAGGTAGTAAACAACCTGATGAACGGCAAGTCCAATAACACCGGGACTATTACGCTAAACACAGGAAACGCTACCACCACAACCTTGGTTGACGAGCGTATTTCTGTATATACAAAAATTATCCTGATTCCGTTCTCGGACGCGGCAGAGGCTGACTCTGCGCCCTACGGTGCGTTTCAGGACACGACTGACCAGGTGGCGGCTGATACGACCACGGCGTACCCCATGACGCTTAACACCACGGACTACTCAAACGGGGTGTATGTGTCTAACAGTTCCAGAATGAACGTGCGGAACTACGGGATTTATAACCTGCAATTTAGTGCCCAATTAGTCAATACGGACAGCCAGATTCACGACATTGATATATGGTTTCGCAAGAACGGGACGAATATCGCTAGTTCTAACAGCCGGTACTCAGTCCCAAACAGCCACGGCGGTGTAGACGGACACATGATTGCGGCGTTGAATTTCTTTATAGAACTGAACGCCAATGACTACATGGAAATCATGTGGGCGACCACATCGACATTGGTGACTATCGAGCAACTCCCGGCGCAGACAAGCCCAACCCGTCCGGCGACTCCTAGCGCGATCGTTACGGCTCAATGTGTGTCAATGGCAAGCATTGCAAATGTGTACGTTTCATCGCAGACTCAGGGATCGGCAACTATCAGCCATTACGCTAATTCCACAGCCGATAAGACCTTTGCTTACATTTTGGTGGGATGATGGAAGTCCGATTGATTTCCCCCAACGATCTGCGACAATGGTGGCGATTCGTCAGACCAGGACTGGAGATGATTCTCCACAAGACCCCGGAAGGATGGATTCCCGAGGATGTGTATACAGACTGTTTTAACGGGAAATCTATGCTCTGGGTCGGCCTGGTGGATGCAAGGCCAATCGGGTTCATGGTTCTCCAGCCCCGAAACGACGCACTCCATGTTTGGTGCGCGTACCTTTCCGAAGTCGGATACTTCGACGCAGGCTGGCAGCATCTCATGAACATTGCTCAACACGGTGATGCGAAACGCCTCACTTTTGAATCTTGGCGACCTGGTTGGGCCAGAAAAGCCAAACAACTAGGTTTTAAGCCCCGCTCGTGGGCGCTGGAGGTCTAAATGGGTGGTTCTACTCGAACTCAAACGACAACGAACGAACTCGATCCCGCAGTCCGTCCGTATGTCCAGTATGGTCTGAGCGAAGCCCAGCGGCTCTATCGGACTGAAACTCCTCAGTATTACCCTGGGCAGACCTTTGTCGGGCCTTCCGCACAGACCCAGCAGGGCTTGACTGCGCTCCAGAATCGGGCGATCTACGGATCTCCTTTGCTTCCTGGCGCTCAACAGCAGGCTCTGTCCACTATTCAGGGTCAATACCTAGGTGGAAACCCTTTTTTCCAAGGGGCATTTCAGCCTGCCGCACAAGCCGCGCAACAGTCTTTCTATGACGCGATGCAGGGCATCTCTTCTAAAGCGTCTCAGGCTGGACGGTATGGATCGGGGGCGATGGGTCAGCTTCAAGACCGCGCCTCTGGGCAGTTGGCTCAGACTCTTGCGAATACTGCGGGTCAGTTGGCATACCAGAACTACGAAGCCGAACGCGCTCGCCAGCAGGCAATGATCGGTGGCGCTCCTGCTCTGGCCGCTGCTGACTATGGTGACATTCAGCAACTGATGGGTGCAGGACAGACTGCAGAGGCTTACCAACAAGCCGCACTCCAGGCCGACATCAATCGCTTCAACTTCCTCCAGGGATTGCCCCAGGCGCAACTCCAGAACTATCTGGCAGCGGTTCAGGGTTCTCCTCGAG